GGAGAAAGGTAAAATTTCTATTCAACCCACATACCCGCCCATACCGCAAGGTATGAGAAACCTTAGCCTAACCTCTCTCGCAGGGCAGTTACACAATCAAGGTTACAAAAAGCAGGAGATTTATAAAGAACTCCTCAAAGCCAATCAAGCGGCTTGTAAACCCCCGCTGGCGGTCGGGGAAATACAAACAATAGTAAACTCAGTTACGAAATATAGGAGGTAACAACGATGACTTTATTGGAATTACAAGATGTCTTGGGTAAGGCAATCGTTTCTATTGAGGACGGTACAGGAAACATCGACAAGGCTAAGGCTATCGCAAGTCTCGCCAAACAGATGATTAACAATGCCGATGTTATCCTCAGAACAGATAAGTTTGTCAACAACAGGGGCAAGCGTATCGACAAGGCGGTCGGCAAGGAATGAGAATATATTTCACCCCCGCCGAAGACAACTTTCTCCGAGAAAACCTTGACAAGTGCCATACCATATACGATCTTACGGACATATTCAACGCCGAATTTCCCCACCACACTACGACCTACGGTAACTTACTGAAACGGTTGTCTAAGTTGGGCTTGAAGAAGGGTACGCACAACATCCGCAAAGAAAAGATACACCATAGAAACCCCATCGGAACGGTAATCAGGGGGAAGAATAACGGTGCGAGGGTCAAGACGGAAAACGGCTATGTTGCGGCAAACGCCTATTTCCGAAAGAAATATTGTCGAAGTAAAGACGAGATGATTGTTCACCTCAACGGTGACTTAGCGGACTTTTCGGAGGACAATATCGAGTTTGTATCAAAAGCGATATATTCCTCTTTGTGTTGGAGAAAGTGGTTGTTCACAAACCCTGAACTAACAAAAACGGCTATTCTTACTGCAAAACTGCTCGAATACTTTCCTGATCTCCGACACAACGAAAACCAATTCTATGGCAATAGGAGTGACAGTATATGAATCAAATAAAAGTAACCCGTTATAAGGGTGAAGGACACGGCGAGTGTAGACGATGCAAGCAAACCAAAGGTTGGGGTTTGAATTGGATGTGTTTCCTCTACGAAATTGAGGGGCGTGAGGGTTGTTACTGTTTCGACTGCGTAAAGGAAATTTTGAAAGAGGAAGGTGCTTGAAATGGCTGAAAACAGATGTGTGTGCTGCGGAGAGATCATTCCTGAAGGAACTATGGTATGCTCGATTTGCTCAAAGTCCAACGAAAACCTCGTCACACCTGAGTTTATCTGTGAACAGTTGGCAGAGTGTTTCGAGGAGCCGTGCAATATGTCTCCATTTGAGGAAGAACTTCACGACACCGAAGAAAAAGACGAATGGTGTGAAAAGTTTTGTGGCAAAGCAACCGCCGCCGATTGTTGGATGCGTTACTTCCAACTCAAATACAACGAAAAGGAGAAAGAAGCCAATGATTAAGGTTGAATATGTTGACACTTGGGGCTTTGAACACGCTATCCGTGGCATGAGAAACCCGTTAAACAGTTGGGAGCGGTCAGATAGCTCCTTTGGGTACGAAGCATATTCGGGGGAGTTTGTTCCTGATGTGAAAATCGGCGAAAACGACCTCGATCTCATGCACCGTCTTTATGTAGGCGGTCAGCCGCACAGAAAATACCTCAGACAGATTTTCGCAGTTATGGACATTACCGCTCCTCTCTATTGGTGGAAAGAGTTTGATACACACAAGGTCGGCACGACCGCTAACTCCTGCTCCACTATGCACAAAATCACCGCAAAAGAGTTTACGCTTGACGATTTCAGCCACGAACACCTACTTGACCCTCACGGTTTGTTGGCTGATATTGTTACCGACTTAAACTCTTGGAGAGAAGATTACTTGCAATCCAAAAACAAAGATTATTGGTGGCAGTTGATTCAGCTCCTGCCGTCAAGTTATAATCAGCGGCGCACGGTTAGCATGACCTACGAAAATGTTATGAATATGCTTGATTACAGGGAAAACCACAAACTTGACGAGTGGCGGGAGTTTTGTGAGATTTTGAGGGGGCTGCCTTATATTAAAGAGATTAGAGGTGATAACAAATGAGCGAAGTAATCGGAGATGACAAAGAGTTATTCCAACTAAGCAACGGACGGTATATTATGTCCGAAGAGCTTTCCGACAAAATGTTCTACATAAAGCGTGTTCAGCCGGAGTCCTGCCAATCAGACAATACGGGCTACTCTTGGGACGAAAGCGGTATGGCAGAGCTCTTTTCGGAATGTTATAAGAACGATACCCGGTATTGCCCCGAAGCAAAAAGTTGGTATACCTATGACAGCGGCGTATGGAAGAAAGATGTTGGCTCTCTGCTCGTTGCGGAGAAAATCAAAGAGTTCGCCCGGCTCATGGTCTTATATTGCGGAGAAATCACAGACGAAGAAAAGCGCAAATCCTATTTTAAGTTTATCAATAAAATGGGTGATCGGCGTTTCCGTGACCGTCTTATGAAAGATGCCGCAAGCGTATACCCCATAAAAGCAGCGGAATTTGATGCAAACCCTAATCTTATCAACTGTCTTAACGGTACTTATGACCTTGAAAATATGTGCTTCCGTGAACACGATTGGCGGGACTTCCTTACTATGCAAACAAACTTTGAGTACACAATGCAAGAGGATGTTCGTTATAAGCGTTGGGAGCATTTTATTGACGAGGTAACGAACAACGACAAAGACAAAGCAGACTACCTACAAAGAGCGTTGGGTTATTCTATGCTCGGTACTTCCAAAGAAGAGTGTATGTTTATTCTGCACGGCAAAACTACCCGTAACGGAAAATCAACCTTGCTCGGCACAATTCATCATTTGCTCGGCGATTATGCTACTGTTAGTCCAGTATCAATTATCTGCAAAGGAGATCGTGCCAAAAATGCAGAAGCAGCGAGTCCTATGTTGGCTTCCCTCAAAGGTAAACGCTTTGTTACAATGGCAGAGAGCAATCAATATGGAAAGTTGGACGAGGAAACTATAAAGCAGTTGACAGGCGGCGAAGAAGTTAAAGCTCGTAATCTTCACGAAGCTCCTATGACTTTTCTTCCCCAGTTTACTTTATGGCTTTCCTGTAATGACCTCCCGTCTGTACAGGATAAGTCCCTGTTTGCTTCTGATCGTGTCAGGGTGATTGAGTTCAATCGGCATTTTTCGGAGGAAGAACGAGACGAAAGTCTAAAAGAAACTTTCCGTACGCCCGAAGCAATGGTAGGCATTTTTACTTGGTTGCTCATTGGCTACTTTCGCTATAAGCGTTTCGGACTGAAAATGTGTGAAAATATGAAAAGAGTAATTAAGCAGTACGAGAAAGACAACGACATTGTATTACAATTCCTTGAAGAAAAATGCACAAAGGCAGAGGACGGCGGCACAAAGGCAAAGGCTCTTTACGATAACTATAAAATATGGTGCCGGAGTAACGGGTACTTTGTTTTGAGCGCAAAGAAGTTTTATGCTGGTCTTAATATGCACCCCGAATGGTCTGATGGTTGCGTTAAGAGAGATGGCTACCCGTTTTACAGGAATTTGAGATTGAAAAGTGAGTAATCGTATTAAAAAGTGAGTTATTTTAATAAAATGTACTATTTTCTCTCTATATACACGCATATAAGAACTAAAATACTGCAAAAAACTAAAATAGCTCACTTTTTCACTTAATCGAAAGGAGAAATTTTAATGGATAATAAGACAGCGAGAGAAGTCGGCAAGCAAATCACAAAGCGGAAACGCCCTGATTTGACCGAAGCACAAAGTGTTCATACTGAGCCGGGAGACAATCGGAAGTACATCTTGCACTCGCTTCGCTTGGCTGATTTACCGAAATGTGATTTGAAGAGTGTTGAAGAAGTGACACAAAGAATTAGAGATTACTTCTCGATTTGTGCTGATGACGATATGAAACCCTCTGTTGCGGGATTGGCTCTTGCTATGGATATTGATAGAACATATCTGTGGGAAATACGAGCAGGGCGAAAAGGTAAAAATCCTGAGGTAGCCAACACTCTAAAAAAAGCGATGAAATTACTCGATCTTCAAATGGTCGATTATATGCAGAATGGCAAGATCAACCCTGTGTCCGGCATCTTCCTCATGAAGAATAATTTCGGCTATGCCGACAAACAGGAAGTTGTACTCACTCCCAATAGCCCGCTCGGAGACACAAAGGACACAAAGGAGCTTGAAGAGCGGTATATTGAAAGCGTTGTCGAGGACGAATAGAAACGCACAAAGGCGCACAAAGGCGCACAAAGGCACTTGCGGGAGGACGGAAAGCGGCAAGCCCTGCCGCCGTCCTCGCCTGAAACCCCACGCCGAAATAGATACAACGAAACCCCGCCGGGCGGCTGTGCTGCTCGTTGCGGGGTTTTGCTTGTTCTCGTGGCTGCCCTCTCTGCGTCTCTCTGTGGCTCTCTGTGCGGCGTTTGTGGTGTTGGTAGTGTGTTTTATATGGGTAAGAGTAAAAACGCCTTGTAAAGCGTTTTAGGGGGCTTTACTGCGATAGGGTAAAAGAAAAGCCCCGGCAGCGTGTCGGGGCTTGTGTCTTATCTGCTCCACCAATGGCGGCGGGGTTTGTCTTTCTGATCTGTCCACCATTGCACACGGGCGGCAAGGTCGGCGGGGTCTGTGTATGGTATCTTGACTAATTCGGGGCGCATTGTCTCCGGCGTGAGGTAGTACCCGAAGCCGAAGCGGGGCAGCGTTTCCGCTCCTTTGGTGTTTATGATGTTTCGGGAGTCCTGCGCCGTGGGGCAGCGCAGAGCAAGCCGGGAATCCATATTTACTTTAATTTGTCCGTTTATAATATCTTTCGTGGGTCTCTGTGTGGCTGCTATCAAGTGGAGATGCGCCGCCCGTCCGAGTTGTGCAAGGCGTTGCAACTGCGGCAGCGTGTCCCGCTTCTGCGTTGTCATAAGGTCGGCGAACTCGTCTATAATAATATAAATATGCCCGCCGTCCCATTCTTTCAGCCCTTGCGCCTGTAATGCCTTGTATCGGTCATCCATAAGGGCAACGGCGGCGGCAAGCGTGGCGGCGATCTCGTCCGGCTCTGATGCGTACCGCAAGCAATGCGGGAGCGGTCTATATTGGTTTAATTCCACCCGCTTCGGGTCTATCAGGATAAACCCGCAGACGGTCGGCGGCTTGTAAAGAGCGGTATATATTAGGCTGTTTATTAGTACGCTTTTGCCGCTTCCCGTGCTTCCTGCTATGAGTATATGCGACTGTTTGAGCATATCGAGACAGATCGCCGCCGCAGTCCCGCCGGGCGTGTTCCATTCTTTCATTGTTTGCATTTCCCCTCCCTACGGATGAAGTATTTTACTTTTACGGGGCGAGGGTCTCCAAACTTTCGGAATTCGTCCGCTATTGGGATTATTAGCACGTTATATCCCTGTTTTTCGAAATGCTGTTTTAATTCCTGCGCTTCTTGCTCGTCATATGTATAGTATAATGTCATTTGTTGCACCTCCTAAAAGTTGAGCCGCCACGGCGGGCGGCTCTGTGCTAGAATATACGAAATAAATTTGAATTGCGGGCGGTAATGGCGTAATATTCGCCCGTTTCGGTGTTCTGAATTAGCCCGCCGTTAATGCCGTACACGCCCAAACTATACCCGACTTTTTCGCCGTGTTCCCATTGTTCCATAACTTCGGCGGCGGTTGCGTTAGTCAGATCGTGCGCCATTCCGCAGCGCACAAGGTTTTTCAGCTCTAAAAGTTTGTATTTTCTCATTTCTGCGCCGCTCCTTTCTTTAACTCTCTATAAATCAGGGTTGTAAGCATTTTTTCGGCTTGCTCTTCGGTGTATCGTGCTTTTTCTTCGTCCGTCTCTTCAAGGATTGCGCCGAGATCGTCAACCGCTGAACGGTTGTAATAATAGCAAGTGCTAAGCACTCCGGCAAGCCCTGCGCACCAGTCAGCGAAGGCGGCGGACTCGTTATTTCTGTAATAACGGAAATCTTGCGGCAAGTGGTATTTTTCGCTTCTGAAAGTGTCGAGAATAAATGCGGCTATTTCGTGCCATTCCTGCGGCGGGTTGTCCGTGTAGCCCTCAGGCGTGAAACCGTCCATAATGTAAGCCCGGATATTTTCGGCGGCTTTCTTGCTGTTTGTTTTTAACATTGTAAATCCTCCTTGTAATTGTGCCGGGTATATGCTATAATAGAGGAGCAGCCGCCCGGCGTGGGTTGGTTTGTGTGGGCGTTCCGCTTCTGCTTTGGTCGGCTGTGCGGTGCGCCCTCTTTCTATTATGGTATCATTATATCACGCTTGTATTTACTTGTCAAGAGTTTTTTCAAAACTTTTTCAAGATTTTTTGCAACTCGTCCGGCTGCTGTGCGTTTTCGTGCGCTCCGTCCGGCTCTGATCCTGCCGGGGCTACGGTGTACCCGTGGGGGATTGCGGCGGGCATTGCGGGCGGGGGTGAGTGCCGTAAACACACTCGAAAAATAAAAAGGAATTTTTTATATAAACCCCTTGACATTTGCATTTACCTATGCTATACTAAATGCAACAAGCAAGGAGGTCTCACCTATGCAGACATTCAAAAACGCTATTGGCTATGTTCGTGTATCAACAGAACAACAGGCAAAAGACGATAAGTTCGGTATTGATGTTCAGAAGCAAGCAATTCTTCTCTATGCTAATACCAACGGATATAACATTGTCGATTGGAAGATTGACGAAATCAGCGGCGCAAAGGATGACCGCCCCGCTCTGAACGAAATCCTCTATGGGGACAATGTTACCAACCCCCCGTTTGAAGCGGTGATTGTTTTCAAGAACGACCGTCTTGCCCGTGATACGAAATTGTACTTTTACTACCTATACACTCTCGAAAAGAAGAACATTCGGCTTCTTAGTACCAAAGAGGAATTTGCAGAAGGTAGCGAGTTTGCAAATATCTATCGTGCGCTTCTTCAATTCGTTGCAGAGCAGGAGCGGAAGAATATTGCCATCAGAACGAGTAAGGGCAGGAGTATCAAAGCACAGTGCGGTGGCTATTCGGGCGGTCGTTGCCCTTATGGTTATAAGGTTGAGAATGGCAGACTGATTATCAATGATGCGGAACGCCCGATTGTTGAGTATGTGTTCAAGAGGATTGACGAGCATACTCCGATGCTCACTATTGCCGATGAACTTAACGACCTTGGGTATCGCACCCGCAAAGGGACGAAGTTTCAAAACACGAGTGTTCGTAGTATTGTCAACAATCGTCCCCTGTACGAAGGAATGTACAAGTACGGTAAGGAAATGAACTGGGTTAAAGGTGTTCACGAGCCTATATTAGAGGTGGATTGAATATGTTTGGTAAAAAGCAATCACCGAAACAATGGTTTACCCCGGGCGGGAATGCTAACCGACTGTATCTTGATATGCTTGAACAATGTCATGTCTTTATCTCAGGCAGCCAAACAAAAGACCGGGATTCCATCAGAAATGGGTTTGTCTATACTTCCCTGTATAAGTCTCCTGTGGATATTAGGTTTGTTCTGTTTGATTTGGCGGGTTTGTATTTGGTCGATTATGCGGCAATGCCGCATACGATGTCTTATGTGTCCGACCTTGAAAAAGCCGTATTAACAATGAGAAATATCGTTGATATAATAGACGGAAGATTAGCCGAATATCAGAAAAGCAAGACAATTTTTCCCTCAATGTGGGTAATTGTAGACGGGTACGATGTATTATCACTCCGATATGGAAAACAGATTGAATCTTTAATCTTTTCGATTTTATCGAAAGGTCGAATGGCGAGAGTTCATTTGTTCTTGCTTGCGGCATACTGTAAGCCGTATGGAGGTATTGACGAGATATTTCCTGCGTATGGGTGTCTTAATGGAACAACGAGCTCAAAGATTTGTAGGATCACGGGAATCGCAAATGTCGCTCCACCAATTAACGAGATTATTTATAAAAGTGATACCGTGAGATGCGAAAGGCTCGTTATTCCGAATATTGATGACGAGCAAATGACTGGGCGAATACAATGGTGGGTAAACCAATGCGGAAAGAAGGGTAGAAAATGAAGAAAAAGAAAGCCGAAGAGAATCCGATGTTTACGAAGAAAGGAGCATGGCTGTGGGTACTATGCGCTCCCGCTGCACTTGTTGCAAGTGCTTGTTATGAGAGCAAAAAGGAAGTAAAGAAGAAAAAAGCGAAACGCCATAAGAGAGCGGTCGAGTATTGGGATTGGCTCAACGGCGGTGGGCTTTAATTGGCGCATACAACAGGGTGTGCGAAAACGGTCAACAGGGACTATCTCGTTAGGGGTAGTCCTTTTCTTTTCGGAGGTACGCAATGAATAAAAACCTAATTTCAAAAATTTTTCAGAAAATAAAAAAGACACCTACGGACATCACCGCCTATGAGGATTTGTTTGCCCTCTGCCGTAATATCGAGCAGGAGGACTTTACCCTCTCCCACTCTACCAACGAAGAATTGCGTAAGAAGATTACGGCAGCGATAAAGAATCGAAAGAATGTAGAGGGATTTTTTGAGCTTTACAAGAAAACGCTTCTGTTCGATGCCCCACATTTCTTTGATTCCTATCTGCTCTATATCGAAATTAACCGTAAGCCGAGTGAGCGATTTTATCAGCCCCGCCGTAAGGTGTTAAAAAGAGTGGTGGATGCCTTACAAAAACTCACGGACGATGAGTTGGACGAGCTGTTTATTTCTATGCCGCCCCGTGTCGGTAAGACCACAATTCTTATGTTCTTTGTTACTTGGCTCATTGGTAAAAAGAGTGAAGCATCTAACCTGTATTCCGCTTACTCCGATACTATCACCAAAGCGTTCTATAACGGTGTCTTGGAAATTATCAACGACCCTATGACATACCTTTGGCACGATGTGTTCCCAAATGCTAAACTCGTTCAAACCAATTCGCAGGACGAAACTATTAACATTGACCGAAAGAAACGCTATCCCTCTCTAACTTGCCGGTCGCTATACGGAACATTGAACGGTGCTTGTGACTGTAACGGATTTGAAATCTCTGATGACCTTATCGGAGGTATTGAAGAAGCTCTCAACAAGGACAGACTTGTTTCGGCGTGGAGCAAGGTTGATAATAATCTCCTGCCCCGTGCGAAAGAGAAAGCCAAAATCCTTTGGTGTGGTACTCGGTGGTCTATGATTGATCCTGCCGGACTGAGGATGGAACTTTTGGAGAATGACGAAAGATTTAAGAATCGCCGTTATGAAATAATCAATCTGTCCGCTCTTGACGAAAACGATGAAAGCCAATTCGACTATGATTACGCAGTGGGCTTTTCTACGGACTATTACCGTATGCGCCGTGCTTCATTCGAGAGAAACAATGATATGGCTTCTTGGAACGCACAATATATGGGAGAGCCGATAGAGCGTGACGGCGCATTGTTCTCTCCGGGAGAGTTCCGCTATTATAACGGAGTGCTACCGGACGGAGAGCCGGACAGGATTTTTATGGCGGTTGATCCTGCATTCGGCGGCGGTGACTTTGTTGCCGCACCCGTTTGTTTTCAGTATGGGGACGATATTTATGTTCACGATGTTGTATACGACAGTGGGGACAAAAAGGTAACACAACCGCTCCTTGCACAGGCAGTTATCAGGAACAATGTTGCCGCTATGCAAATAGAAGCAAACAAATCGACCGAAGCATATAAAGAAGGTGTACAGGAGGAACTTAAAAAACAAGGTCGCAGGATAAACTTGACTACCAAAGCCGCTCCCTCTGATAAAGCGAAGTTCCAACGGATTTTCGATAAAGCTCCCGATATTCGGGAGATGATGATTTTCCGTGAATCGGGTAAGCGCAGTAAGGCTTACAGTCTGTTTATGCAAAATGTGTTTTCCTACAAAATGTTCGCAAAAAATAAAAACGATGATGCCCCGGATAGTCTTGCTATGGCAATCGCTATGGTGCGTAATACTTCGGGACGGGTGGAAGTATTTAAGCGAATTTTTTGAAAACTTTTACTCTCCAATGCTATTATTCGTCAAAATCGCTTGACAAGCATTAGAGAATTGTGTATAATAAGATATGAATAAGTGGGTCTATAAGGAGGTGCTGAAATGGATAAGCGTACACTATACGGTCGGGAAGTAATCTATACCGATTTTGATGAGATTACGCCGGAGAATGTTTTGAAAGTTCTCGACAGGGCAATGACTGTTCATGCTCGTAACCGTGCCGACATTCAGTACCTGTATGAGTATTATAAAGGCAAGCAACCTGTTCTTGATCGTTCAAAAGAATTTCGTCCCGAAATTTGTAATCGGATTGTCGAGAACAGAGCAAACGAGATTGTCTCCTTTAAGGTCGGTTATCTTATGGGAGAGCCTGTGCAGTATGTCAGCCGTTTGACCGATGACAGCGGTGCAACCGATGCAATCAATCTCCTTAACGATTTTGTGTTTGCAGAAGATAAGGCGGCAAAGGACAAAGAACTCGCCGACTGGTTTACCATTTGCGGTACTGCCTATCGAATGATTTTACCCGACCCAAAGGGCGAAGAGGACGAGTCTCCTTTCGAGATATATACGCTCGATCCTCGCAACGCATTTGTGGTGTATCACAGCGGTCTCGGAAATAAGCCTATGATGGGTGTTAAGTATGTAACCCACGAGGACGGCTCTGTTATTTTCTCTATTTACACCGACAAGAATTACTTTGAGGTATTGCAGCCTGGAACGATTAACCAAAGCAATTACACCCCGAAGTCGATTACCAAAAATGAGGGGCATATTTACGGTGATATTCCGATTATCGAATATCCCGCAAATTCTGCTCGGTTAGGTGCTTTTGAAATTGTCCTTCCTCTGCTTGATGCGCTCAACAATGTCACCTCTAACAGACTTGACGGAATTGAACAGTTTATTCAGTCCCTCTTAATTTTGAAGGGCGTGGATATTGATTCCGAAGAATATAAGGCATTGAGAGAAAATGGCGGTCTGAAAGTTCCGTTGGAGGGCGATGCTTATTATGTTACTCAGGAGCTTAATCAAACGCAAACGCAAACCCTCGTGGATTATATGTATCAAACTATCCTCGTAATCTGCGGTATGCCGAACAGGAATGGCGGCAGTTCCACAAGTGATACCGGGTCTGCGGTAATTATGCGTGACGGTTGGTCGGATGCAGAAGCACGGGCGAAAGATACCGAGTTGATGTTCAAAATGTCGGAAAAGAGATTTCTCCGTTTGGCTATTCGCATTGCGAATACCTTGCGGGATATGGAGCTGAAACTTTCCGCTATTGAGATTCGCTTCACTCGCCGGAATTATGAGAATATTCAGGCGAAAGCGCAGGTACTCACTACACTTCTCGCTAATGATAAAATTCATCCTCGATTGGCGTTTGAACACTGCGGCTTGTTTGTCGATCCTGACCTTGCATATACTCAGAGTAAAGAATACTCAGATGAGCGTAAGGAAGAAGCGCAGAAAGAACTTGAAATGTTTGCTCAGACGGAAACGCAGAAGTCGAAGAAAGATGCAAATGGAGAAAGCGACAATACTCCTGATTCGGAGGACGATAAGCAATGACCTATGAATACACGGACAAGATAATTGCCTATATCGACAAGCAGTTGATTGAAAGATATTCCCGACTGAAAAGTTTGGTCTCTTTTGATGAATTGAATGTTCTGAACGAGGTCAACACTTTGTATCGTGAATTGTACGGAATTGTTAAAAAGTCGTTTCTCCTTTTGGCTAATCAAGTTTATTCTCATACCGCACAACGGAAGTCCTATCGTGACCTTGATGAAGAATGGATCGACTATCTTCTAACGGGGTACGACCCCGTGAGCAAATATGTGTTTGCCCACGAGATGGACAGGAAGTGCGCTCGACTGATAGAAGCCATTATTTCGAGCGATACCAAAGCACAAGAAATTGATGCTGCTTTGCGCTCAATGTCTTTCATGTGCAGGATATATGCGGACAGGGTTACTGATGAAGCCACAATGCAAGCGTACAACGATGACGGTGTACAACTTGTAAAGTGGGTTGCAGAAAGGGACGAAAAGACTTGCTCGATTTGTAAAAAACGGGACGGTCGTATTTATAGCATCCACCTTGTACCCCCTGACCCACATCCTAATTGTCGTTGTCAGAGAGAAAGGGTGTAAATGTGGAATACGAGAAAATGTTCACCCCGGAGGTTATCGACCTCATAATGAAAATCGTGCGGAAAGGAAACGCCGCCGAGATAAAAAAAGAGAATAATAAACTCGTCATTGTAGAAATTGAACGGCGAGTTAGAAACAAGACCTCTATAATCGGGTAGAGGGAAACAGTCAACAGGGACTATGAGTAAATTATGCTCGTAGTCCCTTTTCTTTATATATTAGCCGAAAGGCTTTATATAGGTTAGTGAAAACCTTAAAACGCAAAGAGAGACAACTCTACAAACAGAAATATAGTGCTGAGTGAACAGCCTTGTTAAACGCAGGAGGTAATTCTTATGGCAAAAATTGATACGAGCAAGATTGAGGGTTACGCTGAAATGACCCCCGAACAGAAAATCGCCGCCCTTGAAGCGATCGAGTACGAGGATAACGCTACCGAGCTCGAACGCTATAAAAATGCGGCATCTAAGGCAAACAGCGAAGCCGCCGAATGGAAGAGGAAGCATAATGCTCTCTTGTCCGAAGAGGACAAAAAGAAGCAGGAAAGCGAAGAAGAGCTTACTACTCTCAGAAAGAGAGTTGAGGAAATGGAAAAAGAAAAACTCATTTCCGGGCATAAGGCTCGTTTTCTCGCCCTTGGGTATGACGAAACACTTGCCGATGAAACCGCACGGGCTATGGCGAACGGTGAAACCGATAAGGTTTTTGCCAATCAAAAGAAGTTCCTCGAAAGCCACGATAAGGCTTACAAGGCTCAACTTATGGGGCAGACTTCTACTCCCCCTGCGGGCAGTTCTGCCGGAAGCGGTAAAACTGACTACGCAAAAATGATTGAAGATGCACAGGGCAGAGGAGATTTTGCGGCAGTCGCATATTATACTCGCTTGTCCGAACAAGAAAATCAAAATAACAAGTAAAGGAGATTTTTACAATGGCTGATACTTTTGCAACCAGTTTCGGAGTGCTGAATTACTCCGGGATGCTTTTCAACAAGGGTAACACCCGTGCCCCGCTCTCTTCCGTAATCGGTGGCAGAGCAAAGAATACAAATCATGTGGAGTTCGTGGTAGGTCAGAACTATACCACGGGCGGCGGCTCTCAGCCCGCCATCAGTGAGACCGCTTCTCTTACTGCTCCTGATGCAAGCGTAGTAACTCGTTCGCAGGAAACGAATGTTACTCAGATTTTTCAGGAGTCTGTCGGCGTTTCTTATGCAAAGCAGTCCAACATGGGTACTCTCTCCGGCGTGAATATCGCAAATCAGACCGCTAACCCCATCAATGAACTTGATTTTCAGGTTGCGGCTAAGATGCAGAAGATCGCTCGTGATATTGAGTACACCTTTATCAACGGTGTCTACAACAAGGCAACCACCGATGCGACAATCAACAAGACTAAGGGTCTCGTACCCGCCATTACTACCAATGTCAAGGCTATGGGTAACAAGCCCCTCGGTCTGTGGGACATTGCAGATATGGTGAAAAAGGTCTACGAGAGCAACGCTCCTACCACTGGTCTGTGCCTGTGGTGTGATGCAATCACTCTGTTTCAGATCAACGCCGATGCGGTACAGAACGGTCTTACCGTAATTCCCGCTGCTCGTGAGATTAACGGCATTGCGCTTTCGAGCGTTGTAACGCCTATCGGGGTTGTGTACCTTTATCTCGGCGAGTGTCTGCCCGAAGGTACGGCTCTGCTTCTCAATCTCGATGTTATCGCTCCCGTTAATCAGCCGACTCCCGGCAAGGGCAACTTCTTCCTCGAAGAGCTTGCTAAGGTCGGTGCGGGTACGAAATATCAGATTTTCGGTCAGCTCGGTCTCGATTACGGACCGGAATGGTATCACGGCAAGTTCACGAGTATTGCCAAGACCTTTGCGAAGCCTGAGTATAGCCGCAGTGTTTATGTTGCGGGTGGTACTATCAATACCACTTCCGAGTCAACGAGTGGTTAATAATCGAAAGAGAGGTGAGCAGCAATGACAGACGAAGTAATGAAAGCGAGACTTTCTGCTTTAACGGGTGAGACCGATGACAACATTCTGCTCACCTTTCTCGATATTGCGGCAGAAAAGGTCTTAGCGAGATGCTACCCGTACCGACATGATAAGAGAAGCGTTCCCGCTCGGTATCATAACACGCAGTTGGAGATTGCGGTATATTTGCTCAATAAGCGTGGTGCGGAAGGAGAAACTGCGCATAACGAAAACGGCGTTAACCGTTCTTATGAAAGTGCGAGTGTTCCCGATTCTATGCTGAAAGGTATTGTACCGTTTGCTTCCATCTTTCCTTGGGAAGAAAGTTAGGTGTCGTTATGCGGTGTATGGAGCGAAATAAAACTTCATTCCATTATTGTTTGTACGAGGGCGAGAAACCTGTTATTGATGAAGCCGGGGACGAGACGGGAGAAACACAGGTAGTTTATTCTGACCCCGTGTTCCTCAAAGCCAATATTTCTCCGGCAACGGGCAATTCCTCCGTAGAACAGTTTGGAAACTCTTTGCAGTATGATAAGGTTATTGTCCTTGGCGATGTGACTTGTCCGATAGATGAACATACCGTTTTATTTGTGGATAAAACCCCGGCTTTTGACGGTGAGGGAGTTCCGCTTTTCGACTATATCGTGAAGAAAGTGGCTCGTTCTCTCAATAGCGTGTCTATCGCTATCAGCAAGGTTGAGGTGTCGTAATGGAGATAAGAGTAAAGGGTTTGGACAGTCTGATAAACAAACTGAAAACCTATCAAAAATCCCTCGAAGAGAAACAGCACCGATTGTTGGAGGAACTCGTTAAAATCGGCATAGATGTTGCAAGTGCGAAATTTCAAACGGCACAGTATGACGGTGATAATGATGTAATTGTCAACAAACAGCCTGAATGGGTTGGCGATAACAAACTGTTTCTTACGGCAACGGGCAGTTCGATTACCTTTATCGAGTTTGGCACCGGCGTACATTATGCGGAGCAGCATCCCAAAGCCGCCGCCCTCGGTGCTATCCGTGGGGCGTACGGACAAGGAAAAGGCTCTCGTGACAGTTGGGGATATTACGGAAATCCGGGTACGAACGGAAAAGTCGTTAAAGAAAACGACAAGGGTACGGTGGTTCTTACCCACGGTAATCCTCCCGCTCGTGCAATGTACGATTCTGCAAAGGAAATGCGTAGTCAAGTCGCAAATATCGCAAGGGAGGTGTTCAAAAATGGTTGACATTGAGAACGCCGTGTTCACAAAGGTTAAGACTGCTTTGACGAAGCAGTTTCCCAATATTACGGTCGAGAGTGTAACGACTTATAGTCCCTCAAAGTTTCCGTTCGTTTGCATTGAGGAAGCAGACAACTACTCATATTTACCCACAAGAGATACGAGTAGTAATGAAAATCACGCAACTGTGGTCTATGAAGTTAATGCTTATTCAAACAAAACGAGCAAGAAGAAATCAGAGTGCAAGGCTATTATCGCTGCCGTTGACGAAGTAATGAACGGGTTAGGGTTTACCCGAAACACAAAAACCCCTATCAACTTGGACGAAGCAACCAAATATCGTATTTTCGCAAGATATACGGCGATTGTGTCCAAAACCAATACAATTTACAGGAGGCAATAAGTTATGGCTATTTCCACTTATAAAGTCTTTCTTATGAAGAAAGCAGACAACGCAGATACTTGGTCGAAGCTCGTTGACATTAAGGACTTCCCCGATCTCGGCGGTGCGCCCGAAATGCTCGAAACCACCACCCTTTCTGACGGTGCGCAGACATACATCCCCGGTATTCAGTCGCAGGATGCACTTGAATTTACGGCAAACTATACCAAAACCGACTTTGATACGCTCAAAGCACTCGAAGATAAAGACCTTAGTCTTGCGGTATGGCTCGGCGGCACGGTGTCAGGCGGTACTGTTACTCCGACCGGCTCTGACGGTAAGTTCGAGTTTACGGGCAGATTGTCGGTATTCGTTGTCGGCGGCGGTGTGAATGAGGTCGTGGATATGACAATTTCCATTGCCCCGTCTACCGTAATTACGGTCGCAAGCGGCGATTAAGAGATATAGGAGGGCTTTATTATGGCAAAGACTATCACTATCAAGTACGAGGGTACTGAATATACCTTGGAGTTTACGAGAAGGTCTATTGAAGCAATGGAGCGGCAGGGCTTTGTCGTTAGCGATATTGGCGATAAGCCGATGTCCACTCTTCCCACTCTTTTTGCGGGAGCGTTTTTGGCTCATCACAGGTTTGTGAAGAAGGAAGTCATTGATTCCATCTTTGCGAAACTTACCAATAAGCAGGAGTTCATTCAGAAACTTGCTGAAATGTACAGTGAGCCGCTTGAAGCCCTGATGGACGAGCCGGAAGAGTCTGAGGGAAACTTGACTTGGGGAGCGAGTTGGTAAGTGACTCGCCACCCCTTAACGGGGGCAAGTCGGCTAACGGCTCTGCCCCCTCTTCTTTGACTGAGCAATTCTATGAACACTTACCGTTTTACCTTTCGATAGGGATGTCCTACGAACAGTATTGGGACGGAGATTGCCTGTTGGCAAGGTATTACCGAAAAGCTCATCAAATGAAACAGCAAAGGCGAAATCAGGAACTGTGGTTACAGGGGGCTTATTTTTATGAAGCCCTTACCGATGTTGCCCCCGTTCTTCACGCCTTTGCAAAGAAAGGTACTAAGGCTACCCCTTATGTTTCAGAGCCTTTTGCCCTTACTGATAAAGAAGTAAGAGAGCGTAGAAAGCGGGAGGAACGGCTACGGTACGATAAACAAAAAGCGAAAATTGCAGCGTGGGCTGCAAAAACAAATATGCAAATGGTAGGACGGGAGGTGAAGCAGGATGGATGAGAATGTTGTTGATACTCTAAAAATTGAAATTGTCGGAGATTCAGGAAAAGCCGTTGACAGTATAGGTAAACTGATCTCCACTTTGGAAAAAATTAAAGGGGCTACAAGTGGTAGCAATAAGGGGCTTAATTCTATTCAGAAAAACCTTTCAAAGATTTCGGAAGCCGTAGCAAAAATCGATGCGGGTAGTGCATCCAAACTGCGTGACCTTGCGGACGGGTTGAAAGGATTGAACGAAGTCGGAAATATCCGAACTGGAAAGACCGCAGAACGCATTGTTGACCTTGGTGCAGCGGTTGACCTCTTAAAGGATGTCGATTTTTCTAAACTCACCGAACTTGCAGACGGATTACAGGCACTCGGTGCGGTTGGAAATGTCAATGTTCCACGGTTTGACAACTCTTCTGCTCCTACCGATAATGCTACACCGTCCGCTCCGGCAATGGACGAGCAAGTGTTCATTCCTCCCTCTACCGTGGAGGAAACCCGATCTGCATTGAATAGTCTATCTGCCGACATGAGCAAAAACCGTTCCTTGTGGACGGATATTGCGAATGTTGCGCAAGGAGCTTTTCAGAAAATAGATACTGCTCTCGTTCCTCTAAAAGCAAAGGTTGCGGGTGTGGCACTTGCGGGGGTTATGCAGTTTAACATCCTCAAATCTAAACTTTCCGATGTTGCTTCTGCCGTTTCCTCAAAAGTTGGTAGTGCGTTTGAAGCACTAAAACAGAAAATGCAACCTGTTGGAAATGCCGCAAGGTATGTTTGGAATACCATAACACAACCCATTCAGGGTGTTATCTCAACACTTGGGCGAGTTGGTAGTAAGTTTGGGGAAATTCTCAGTAAGGCAAAAGCGGCTCTAACGCCTATCGGGACGATTGCAAAATCGGCTTTTGGTAAGCTCGGCTCTCTCGCAGGACAGGGCGCAAAAGCCGTTACAAAGAGTTTTCTGAAAATTGCGGGTGCGCCCTTACAGAAACTTAAAACATCTCTGTCGGAAGCAACCACAAAGTTCCGTGGACTTTTTACAATGTTCAGGAAACAGGCTATGTACAGAGCGTTTAGTGCCATTATTCACGCTATTGCCGCAGGATTTAAGGAAGGAATGGACAACGCTTACCAGTACAGTAAAGCACTTGGCGGTAGTCTTGCTTCTTCCCTCGATAGTATTTCAACGAGTTTCTTATACTTCAAAAATAGTATCGGTGCTGCGGTTGCCCCACTAATCAATATGCTTGCTCCGGCAATCGAATATATCATTGACAAGTGCGTGGTACTCATCAATGTCCTCAATCAGGTGTTCGCAAAACTTTCGGGTGCAAGCACTTGGACAAAAGCCGTTAAATATCCTACTCAGTATGCGGAAGCCGCTAATAGTGCGACTGCCGCCAACAAAGAACTTAAAAAGTCAATTCTCGGAATTGATGAAATTAACGCATTACAGGATAACAGTAATAGCGGTAGCGGTGGCGGTAGCGGCGCAAGCGGTCAGGATTACTCGCAAATGTTTGAAGAAGTTCAACTTGGAGAGGTGGCTAATCCTTTCGCTGATTTCTTTAAGCCATTTGCTGATGCTTGGGCGAATGAAGGACAGAATACAATCAATGCCGTTAAAACTGCGTTTGGGGGTATCAAGGACTTTTGTACTGCGGTCGGAGACAGTTTCCGTGAAGTTTGGACAAACGGAACGGGGCAGCAGACCTTAGAGATCATCTTACGCATCTTCCAAAACATTCTGAAATGTGTCGGTAATCTCGGCTCAGGGCTTGCAAAGGCGTGGAAAGCGAACGACAATGGCACGAAGATACTTCAAAATATTTGGAACATCTTTAACGACTTGCTCTCCTTTGTTGAGGGTATTTACGGTGCAACCGCCGATTGGTTGGCTACGCTTGACTTTACGCCGCTTATGACAGCATTTCAGGGTTGTACGGCGGCATTAGAGCCGTTGGTTGATTTGATCGGAGGAACGCTACTATGGCTCTATCAAACCGTTCTTTTGCCGATGGCGAGTTGGGCAATAGAGGAAGCCGCCCCCGCTTCTATTGATGCGATAACGGCTGCACTCTCAGTTTTACAGGCGTTCTTTGAGCCTTTCCTTGCAGGAGTACAGGAGTTATGGACAGCAGTTCAACCGGTTGTTGAATGGGTTGAAAGCGTTGTTATTGTAATCATTAACGGAGTGAAATCCATTTTTGAGAAACTTGCCGCTACCTTTCAGGAGAAAGGCGAGAAAATTCAAAACATCGTGTCCGGCATAGGAGATGTCATATCAGCCGTGTGGGTTGTCGTAGAGCCTATCTTTAATCTGCTCAAAGACCTTGTAGGAAATGTATTCTCCTTTATCGGGGACATTATCAGTTCTGTTGTAGGGTTTGTTATTGACCTGTTCTCAGGGCTTATTGACTTCGTAGCGGGCGTGTTCACAGGAGATTGGGAACGGGCTTGGAACGGAATCAAAGACATTTTCGTGGGTATTTGGGACTTGATAAAGGGCGTTGCTCTTGCCATTTGGGAGTTCTTAAAGGGTATTTGGAACTCTATCAAGGATAATGTTGAGTCCATTTGGAACGGTATTAAGTCTTTCCTCTCTACCATTTGGAACGGCATCAAAAATGCCGCCGTGTCCGTGTGGAATGGCATTAAGACGGGAGTAATGAATGTCGTAAACGGTATCAAGAACGGCATCACGACCGCCTTTAACGCCGTGAAAACTTTCCTTACAAACTGTATGAATACGATCAAGTCTGTTATGACGAGCGTATGGAATGGTATTTGGGGAGCAATCAAAGGCGTTATCAACGGTATTCTCAGGGGCATTGAGTCAATGGTAAACGGTGTCATAAAGGGTCTTAACTTTATGATAAACGCATTGAACAAACTGAGTTTCGATGTTCCCGATTGGGTGCCGGTCATCGGCGGTAAGAAATTCGGCTTTAATATCCGAAATATATCCGAAGTATCTCTTCCTCGATTGGAAAACGGCGGTATGGTAAATGCCGGAACAGCGTTTATAGCGGGTGAAGCGGGCGCAGAGGTTGTAGCAAATATCGGAAATCGAACTGGTGTCATGAACACCGATGAAATGAGAGAGAGCGTGGCGCAGGGTGTCGTGGACGCCAACGCCGAACAGAACGCTCTTCTTCGTGAGGAAATCAGCATTTTGCGCAGACTGCTTGATAAAGACACTAATGTTACGGCTTATGTCGGAACGGGTAGTCTTATCAGCGGTTTGGAAAGAAAAAACAGACGGGACGGCAGGACGATCGTTCCTGTCGGAGTGTAAAGGAGGGATATTTGAATGGCTACATACTCAGAACTCAATCCGATTAGGTCGGTCAACGGTAAGGCTATCAAGTGTCCCTCCTCTTTCCTTTGGAAATTGGAAGATGTCTCTGCTTCGGACGCAGGGCGCACGGAAGATACCGTAATGCACAAGAAGCGTGTCGGTCAGCTCGTGGGGCTTGAACTTTCGTGGCAGAACATCTCCACGAGGGAAGTTTCCGAACTGCTTCAAGCCTTCAACCCTGAGTACATTACGGTATGTTACCTCGATGCAATGCAGGGCAAGTATGTCACTTCTGAATTTTATGTTGGTAATCGCTCTGCTCCTATGTATAACGCAACGAAAGGGCTTTGGTCTAACCTCTCGTTCAATATCATCGAAAGGTCGGGTGTGTAATATGGCATATCCTATTTCCAAAGAAGCACTTGACCTTTTCACTACACCGTACAGACAAGTCGTAGACATTAGTTTTTACGGATTAAGTGAAAATCTAAAATTGACCGAAAAGGATATTGTTCTCGGCGGCTTATCGGTAAATCGCTATTGCGTTTCCGGCAGTAAGATTGAGATAGGCTCGGTCGTGGCAGCAGAGATAGAATTGAAGCTCAACAACTCGGACGGACGATTCAATAATGTTCAGTTCGAGGGGGCTGAAATGTATGTGCGTGTCGGCACGAAAAAGTGGGATGCAAAGCGTTGGGAAAATGCAGTCTACCACTATGTACCCTTTGGATATTTCACGGTTGACGAAGCACCACGGAAATTGGAAGTCATTACTCTTGCGGCTCTCGATCGTATGGTATTGTTCGACAAGCCTGTTGATATGGGCTTACTGTCATTCCCTATGACAGTAAGTAATCTGCTTTCCCGCATTTGCGATATATGTAATGTTACCTTGGGGACGAATGCTACGACATTGCCTAACAACGATTATGTGATAAAGACTGCACCTACCACGGAGGATTTGACCTATCGGCAGTTGCTTTCGTGGGTTGCAGAGTTGACGGGTACTTGTGGTTTCATTGATTGGGACGGACACCTCATTTTGAAATGGTATTCCTCGACCGATACGGTTATTGATTTGAAAAATCGTTTCAGCTCCGACTTGGAGGAGAACGCCGTTGAAATTACAGGTGTACAGGTCGTAACGGAGGAGGAAACCTATCTTGTCGGAGATGACGGCTACGCTTTTAATGTAGAGGGCAACGAACTTATTCAGCACGATTACCGTGCGGTAGCGCAAGCCCTTTACAATGTTCTTGGAGGTTTTACCTATACCCCGTTTTCGGCAACGATAAAACCTATGCCGCACCTGTACCCGCTTGATGTTATTACATTCCTTGATAAAACAGGCAGGGAACACACAACCATTATTACCGACTACACTTTCTCGCTTAACACAAGCACCTCTATCGAGGGTAAGGGTGAGACGGCAACAAAGAGCGGATATGCTTCTGCAAACCCTCTTACGAAGAAAGAGTCGGCAATTATCAAAAGTCTGCAACAGGGGCAGAACGAAGCGTTAAACGATAGAGTCCAGACGGTACTTGCGTTCAATGAGCTTATCTGTAATGCAATGGGCTTGTACGAAACCCCTGTTGCGCAGGATGATGGCTCGGTTATTTATTATCTTCACAACAAGCCTAATCTTGAAGAAAGCGAAACAATATTCACTATGACTGCGGCGGGAATTGCTTGGACAACCACGGGGTGGAATAACGGAAGCCCTGTATGGTCTTACGGTGTAACCGCTGCCGGGGATGCGCTTTTTCGTCTGCTGTCCGCTGAGGGCATCGAAGTAAGCAAGGTCGGTGAGGATTACAATATAGAAATCACGCCGAAAGCGTTCAGAATCTATTATCGTGATATGCTCGTTACAAACATTGAAGCGGACGAGATGAATATCCCGAAAGCGTTCTTTACCGCATATGCCCAATGCGGTAGAGTGCGGCTCATTCCCTATGGCAATACAGGGACAAATTTAGTATTTCTCGATTAAGGAGGTAAGGTCTAATGGCTCTTAGCGGAAATTTTCATAATTACCCGACAAGTCAGTTCGGGCTTTACTGCGAATGGTCGGGCAGTCAAAGTAAAACCGGGAATTATACTGCCGTAACTCTTAAAGTTTATCTTCGCATTTGGAGCATTTATGTCGGTGCGAGAAGTGACGGTATCGCAAGTATTAACGGCTCTTCCGGCACATATTCGACTCCTGCGATAAACGATGACGGCGGTAGTTGGCATTTTGTACACCTGTTTGATAGAACGGTTAATGTCTATCATAACTCCAACGGTACAAAAACGGGAGTTCCGCTTAGTGCGAGTTGGCGTTTCAGCGGTACTTATTCGGGCGTTTCGATTGGCACTATTACTGCATCTACAACCGTTGACCTTGATACGATTGACCGCTCTGCTCCTAGCGTCTCGGTGTCGGCTTCGGTCGTTTCGACTTCGAGCATTACCGTGAAAGGTACTGCGAGTAAGAATTGTAACCGTTGGGATTACAGTCTTGACGGCGGCTCTTCGTGGACTAACTTCTCCACCTCTAACGGTACTTCGGCAAGCAAGACACTTACGGGGTTATCGAGTAAGAATTATACTGCAATCAAAGTCAGAGCAAGGAGAACAGATAATGAGGTTTGGGGTACTTCGGGAAATGCAAGTGCCGATATTACCGCCCCTCAGATTTCTTTCTCTTCAAGCAATATTACCGCAAATTCGGTTTATATCAATGCGAAATCTTCTGTAACGGCTAATATATGGCAGTACAGTATCAACAACGGCTCATCTTGGACACAGTTCTCTACCGCTGCGGGAACGAGTGCGGTTAAGACTATTACGGGTCTTACACCGAACACGACCTATCAAATCAAGGTACGGGCAAGGAAACAATCCAATGGGTTGTATGGTGAATCTGCCGCTTCGAGCGTTAAAACTCTTGGCGCAACCATATTGAACTCCGTAAATCCTTTGACTGTTGATGTGACCTCTCCTTCGTTCAATATAAATTGGACAGTCTACGACAAGAATTATACACATTCCTTGGCAATCAAAAACGGCTCTTCGACTGTTCTTACTATTACAGGGCTGACAGGGAGCGCAGGAACGAACAATAAGACTATATCTCTGACTTCGGCACAAAGGACAACCATTTTGACGGCTATGTCGGCGGTAAAAACCCTGACCGTGACCTATGTTCTGACTACTTACAATGGGTCAACACAGATAGGTACTACTTCGTCTGCAAGCGGAACGATTTATACCACGGCAAGTATTTCTAAACCGACATTTGCAAACTTTACTTTCTCGGATAATAACAATGCCGTAGTGAATGTTACACAAAACGCAAGTTTGTTCGTGCAATCGAAGTCCTCACTCCGGGTGGTCTGTAATACTGCCACCGCGAAAAACGGGGCAAGTATCGTAGCATATCGTGCTACGGTGGGAGAAAAAAGCATTTCCTCTTCCTCCACCTCCATTCCGTTCGGCACTATTTCGGATGCCGGAAATCTTTCTCTGATTGTTACCGCAATAGACAGCCGGGGATATGAAACTTCCGTAACAAAAGATATTACGGTTATTGATTATGAGAGTATCACCATTGATTCTTACCACATTCGCCGTGAGAACAATGTTGAGGACACAATACAGTTTGATTTTACGGGAACGCTATCACCTATAACCATAAGCGGAACAGCAAAAAACTCTTTCGTAAGCGCACGGTATCGCACGAAGAATGTCTCCTCTACCTCGTGGAGCAGTTATGCCACAATCGGTGGCGTTGAGAGCGGCAGTTCGAGTTTTTCTTTTGACAATGACAGTTGGATTACTCTTTCGAGTGCGAACGCCTATTATGTTCAGCTCGAAGTTTCAGACAAGCTCTCTACAAATACGATTACTCTTTACATTAACAAAGGTCAACCGCTCGTGGCATTTCGTGCTGAAAAGGTCGGTATCAATACAAACGACCCGCAGTTTGCTCTTGATGTCAACGGAGATATTCGTGCAACAGGTACGGTGAAAATGAATGACAGGAATGTTCAGGGCTTCATTGGAGAGTTGGAAGCGGGAACAGACCTGAATGATGTTCTTACTTCGGGAATTTATTATGTTCCGATAAACGGAAATATTCAAAACCGCCCTGTGACAAACTCGGTTGCCGTACTCGAAGTGATTGAAGTGACCTCTATATTTGTGTTACAGAGATTTACTTGTGTGGACGGTGCAGTATATTGTCGTGGAAAATACAATACGACTTGGCATAATTGGGCTTAGATTGGAGGAATAAAAGATGGCTCAAATAACGAAAGAGATTGTTGTTGATGTCGCAAAGAAAAACCTGTTTCAAGCGATCGTTGCAAAACAGAACGATAACAATTCTCGATTTCTCAAAGTCACACTCTGCAACGAGGGTGTTAAAATCGAAATCCCGTCAAGCGCAACGGCGATCATCAACGCCGAAAGAGCGGACAGTTCTTCAAAAGCGTTTGCGGGTACGGTCAATGCGGACGGCACGGTGACTGTCCCACTTACGAACTGGATGCTTGGACTTGACGATGTAGTACGGTGCAGTATTTCGGTAATCGGATCGGACGAACAGAAACTGACCTCTACCTCATTTTCGATCGATGTTGAAGCGGCTGAAGACGAAGGCTCGGACATTACGGAGGACGAGAATTACGATATTCTTATCACCCTTATTTCTGATGTCTCCGATGCGAAATTAGCCTGTGAGACCGCTACTACGGCGGCAAACTCGGCTACGGAGTTAGCACAGGCGGCAACGACCTCCGCAAATAATGCCGCTACTACCGCTGCCAACGCCGCTAACGATGCAACCACGGCGGCAACTGCTGCTAATGAAGCGGCTGAAAGTGCTGAAAACTCGGCTACGGCGGCAGATACTGCTACTGCTAATGCAAATGCTGCCACGGCAACTGCAAATACGGCGGCAGGAAAAGCAACTGCGGCAGCAGAAGAAGCGAAGGAAATATCCGATTTTTACGGCTCTCCGCTCGTGGCGGCTACCGCCGCAGGAATGACAAAGACCAATCGGATATATGTCTACACGGGAACGGAAACGGGCTATACGAAAGGACATTGGTACTATCACAACGGTACAAAATGGACAGACGGTGGCACTTACAATAGTTCGGCGGTAGACGGTTGCATCGTTACCGATACGGATAACAATAAGAGTTATCTTATGAAATTCAGGCTCGTAAACGGCAAGCCCGTTATTGAGTATAACGAAAACACAACAACATAAGGAGGATAATAAGATGTCTAATGTTTTGAACTTGCTTTCTGAATCCACCTACATTGAGAAGATGGATATGCAGAACGCACTACTGAAAGCCATTGCTACACAGAGTGGCGGCGGTGGAGGTGGGGGTACACCCGTTGAAATCGACTCTTGGTCGGTCGTTCAGCAACTCGTTCGTCTCGGAATTGCTTCTAAGGTTTTCAGCGTAGGGGATCAGCTCGTGTGCAATCACGAAACTTACGGAAAACTCACTTGGGATATTATCGGTATCGACCACGATACTCCCGTTAATACGGACTATACGCACAGCCTTACAATTCAGTTGCACGATTGTATCGCCGCAAGCACATTCCAGTTCGATGCCGAAGAGCCTACTAACCCTGACAGTAACCGTAAATCCTACGGCTCTAATAATTGGGTTGAATCAGGTATTCGACAGTGGCTTAATTCTGCCGGAAATCCCGGTACTTGGTGGACGGCAAAAACTGACTATGATGTTCAGCCTACCTACGCAACCTCTACCGCAGGATTTATGAAAGGGCTTGATGCCGACTTCCTTGCTACGGTGGGTGAGGTTTCTAAAATTACTGCGAAAAACACAGTAACGGACGGCGGCGGTAGTGACACAAATACCGAAAAGTTCTTCCTGTTGTCTATGACCGAAGTTTACGGAGGCTTGAATAATAACATTTCCGAAGGTGTTGTCTACCCGTACTATTCGGATAACTCTTCGTTGACGGCGGCGGGAACAGGAGCAGACACCAATCGTATTAAATACAGAAACGGTACGGCTCAGTATTGGTGGTTGCGTTCTCCCTACCCCTCGAATTCGGGCCATGTGCGCATTGTCTATGCGACAGGCAATGTCAACTACACCAATGCGTACTACAGTTACGGGGTTGCCCCGGCTTGTTGTATCATCTAAAATCAGAAATCGCCCCGTCAGGGGCGTAAGGAGGAATATATGTCGGTAGTTAAGTCAAAACGGGGAGAAGGTCAGTTGTTGGTAATCACGAAAGCGAACGAACTTGCCACATACACAATAAAGATATGCTCCAATGAGAAAAATTTTCCGAAGCATTATCGGTGGTGTATTACAAGCAAAATCGTAGATGCCGCTATTGAAATCAGCAACTATGCAAATATGGCAAATTCGGTATATGTAAAAGACAGTGCCGATCATGCTATCCGCAAGCAGTATCAAACCAAAGCACTTGCTTCGACATACTCCCTCCTTAGTATGATGGACATCTCTTACAGAGTGTTCGGCATCGAGAACAGCCGTATGGAATACTGGATCAAGATTACGGCAGAAGTTCAGACGATGCTTAGGAATTGGCGTAAATCCGATATGGAACGCTATAAAAATATGGGTTAGCAGTTGTTAAGCTCGTTCTCCCAACCCCTCGAATTCGAACAATGTGCGCAATGTCAATACGACAGGCAATGTCAACAACAACAATGCGAACAACAGTAACGGGGTTGCCCCGGATTGTGAGTAACGCTCGTATTAAAGTAATCTGTCCTTTTATCAGATGAAATCAATGCACTCACACACAAGGAACTGCTATCCCTGCCGGTAAGGTGAAACAGGAGTGCCGATGCGGTTTGCTTCCAATAGCAAGTATCGCTATACACGGCAACTAATTTTAATTATGTTAAACAAATCAAGCGTAAAAGAATCGGTTTGTGACTTTGGAAACTTGTATGCTGCACTATGGGTATGTAAGCGGAATGTCGGTTGGAAAGACAGCGTTGCAGGATATGTGAAAAATGGCTTAGTGAACTGCCTTGCGCTAAAAGAACAACTTATGAATGGTACATACGAATTAAGCAAATATACAATGTTCAAAGTCTACGAGCCAAAGGAAAGGGATATAGTAAGCACTCGAATAAAGGATAGAGTGTTTCAGAGAAGCCTTTGCGATAACTACCTCACCGAAGAAATCACAAGGTCGTTTATTTACGATAATTGCGCTTGCCAAAAAGGTAAAGGTACTAAATTCGCACGGGACAGGCTCAAAGCCCACTTACAACGCTACTACCGAAAGCATGGTGTTGAGGGTTATGTCCTAAAATGTGATTTATCAAACTTCTTCGGTAGCACTCCCCACGAAGTAGCCATTGCCGCCGTTAGAAAGCGTGTAGCGGACGAGTGGGCAATTTCCGAAGTGGTGAGAATAATCGAAAGTTTCAATCAGGGTGAAAATCCCGAAATAGGAATGGGGCTTGGCTCACAGGTCACACAACTTGTAGAGTTGGCGGTGCTTGATGACCTCGACCACTATATTAAGGAGCAACTTCACATTAAACATTATATTCGTTACAATGATGATTTTATCCTCGTTCACGAAAATAAAGACTACTTGCGAAAGTGCAAAGCCCTGATAGAAGAACGGGTAACGGCATTGGGACTGAAACTAAGTCCGAAAAAGACACAGTTATTTCCCATAACGCAACCTATCCATTTCTTAGGTTTCAGTTTTCGGTTGACTGCGACCGGCAAAGTAGTAATGAAAGTCCTCCCGGAAAAGGTCTCGCACGAACGGAGAAAACTCCGTAAATTGGTAGAACGGGCAAAAGCGGGGCTTCTGACAAGAGAACAGGTTGATGAGTGTTTCAAGAGTTGGAAAGCTCACGCCGAACAGGGAGATACCTATAATCTCGTAAACCGAATGTACAAATACTATCAAGAATTATGGAGGTAACAAAAATGTTCAAGTTTTTATCCAACAAGGAGCAGATTATCCGTGAGCGCAGGAAGATTGAACTCCTCTCCGCTCGGCAAGATTCAGTAGAATCCGCTTCGGCTATCGCCTTTGTCACTCTCGCAGAAACCGGGACGATTGACGAAACGACTGCTACCGAACACGCAACCCTCTTCTCCCCGTGGGTTGAGAGTATTGCCTATGAGGTGGGAGCGATCCGTCTCTATAATGAAAACCTGTACCGTTGTGTACAAGCACACACTTCGCAGAGTGATTGGACACCTGACACGGCTACTTCTCTGTGGACGAAAATTGGAGACCCCACGGTGGAATATCCCGAATGGTCTCAGCCGGTCGGTGCGCATGATGCCTACGCTAAGGGCGATAAGGTTTCCTATAACAACAAGCATTGGGTGTCTACTACCGATGCGAATGTATGGCAGCCGGGAGTTTACGGATGGGATGAGGTGGAGTAAATGAATGCTTCGGAGGTCATTGCCCTCGCAAGCGAAATTATCGCCCTCCTCGGAGTGCTTGTTGGATGTATCGTGAGTATCAGCAAAGTTATGAACGGTACAAAATGCCTGTTGCGCAGCGAAATGTTGCGTATTTACTATCGGCATCAAGACTCAGGGGAAATTAGGCAGTATGAGTACGAAAACTTCGTATATCTCTACGAAGCGTACAAAAAACTCAAAGGTAATTCCTTCATAGATAAAGTCTATGAAGAAGTTAAAAAATTCAAAGTCATTACATAAGGAGGAAAAGATTATGGCTTACACAAACAGTTCTCTCGCAAATGTTACTCTGCTCAGTCCCAATCATTCCGGGCAGAGAACGCACACTATCGACACGATCACTATCCATTGTTTTGTCGCACAGGTTACGGCAAAGCGGGGTTGTGAGGTCTTTCAGCCGAAAGACAAAGAAGCATCCTGCAACTATGTTGTGGGCTATGACGGCAGTATCGGTCTTTGCGTGGAGGAGAAAAACCGCTCTTGGTGTACCTCTTCCAACAGCAACGATCAGAGAGCAATCACCATTGAGGTTGCTTCCGACAACAAAGAGCCGTATGCCGTTACAGATAAGGCGTACAATGCGCTTATTGAGCTTGTGACGGACATTTGCCGCCGCAATGGTATTGCCAAACTCAAGTGGTCTACCAACAAAAACGAGCGTATGAATCACCTTAACGGTTGTAATATGACCGTTCACAGGGACTACGCTAACAAGTCCTGCCCCGGCAAGTACCTTTATGACCGCCACGGTGATATTGCCGCAAAGGTCAATGCTAAACTTGAAGCGGACAAGCCCGCTCCTGCTCCTCAGCCGACTACGGGCGGCGAACTGAAAGTCGGAGACATTGTAAACTTCAAGGGAACTACCCACTATCGCTCTTCTTACGCAGGAGCAGCAGGATTTACCTGTAAGGGCGGCAAGGCAAAAGTTACGGTTGTCAACAAGTCCGGCGCACACCCGTATCACCTTGTAGCCGTCAGCGGCGGTGGCTCTACCGTGTATGGTTGGGTCAATGCTTCCGACATCGAGGGGCAGACCGAAGAGAAACCGTGGACTCCCGCCGTGGGGGACACCGTTATCTATAACGGCACTACCCATTATACTTCTGCAAATGCTTCTACCGCAAAAAATTGTAAGGGCGGTAAGGCTAAAATCACGCAGATTTACCAGCTCGGCAAGAGCAAGCACCCCTATCACCTCGTAAGGGTTTCCGGCAGTGGTGCAACTGTCTACGGTTGGGTCGATGCAGGAACTTTCACAAAGGGTTAAATTTGAAAGGAGAATCATTATGACTAAGGAAAAATTCACGAAATGGCTCAAAGCGGCGGGTGTCCGTGCGCTGAAAACTATGGCGCAGACGGCTATCGCTACTATCGGTACGACCGCTCTTTTGACCGAAGTTAATTGGGCAGTTGTCGGCTCGGCATCCGTATTGGCGGGTTTGCTCTCCATTCTTACCTCGGTTGCGGGTCTCCCCGAAGTCAAAGAGACTACGGACGAGACTGAGTAACATAAAGTCCTCCTAAAAACAAAACGCCGGGTAGAGCCAATCACTCTACTCGGTGTTTTGTTGTACATCCAAACACTATTCCGTGAAAGAATAAGTAGTTCGGATTATACTCCAATGGTGGAAGTTGACTCCTCAAATCCGAACGCTCTTCTACCTTTATCCGAAAAGACTTTGTTCGTTCGTCAGTAAGGTTATAAACTGCCGTAACCTTATAATAGCCGTCAGGCTCGTCCCACACAGTTACGGAATTTACAAGAAGGTCTATAATCTGTCTACGGAACTCTTCGTCCTCAATATCTCCGTCTAAGAATTGGGACAACCAACGGATAATGAGGTCTCTGTCTAATATGATGTAATCGTCCTCCGCAACCATTAACCTACGCTCGGCATCTCGCTTCTGTTTTTCTAAATCAGTAAGTCTTGTGGCAAGCGTATCGGATTCTGCGCCCCGTTCAACCAACTTCAACAGATTGGATATACCCTTATCAAGTTCTTTTATTTCAGCTCGGAGTGCAGGAATTACCTCATCATTTTCTAAGTCCTCTTGATTCCCCTTGATAGCCATATCCGCTATCCATTCAATTCTTTCGGGGGTGAACAATGCAAAGGCATCCTCTGCGACTATTCTTTCGATTACTTCTTTCCGAATAGACTTCTTATCGCAGGAATGAAATCTCTTTCGGTTGCTACAAGTATAATAGTTGTGAACTTCCCCTGTACGACTTGTGCCGCTATCACCTACCATGGTAGCACCACAATGCCCGCAGAACAGTTTTTGGGCAAGGATATAATCTACCTTTGCCTTGCCCCTTGACGGGGCTTCTCCGTTCTTTTTAAGCCGTTTCTGCACAATGTCAAAGGTGTTCTTATCTACAATGGCGGGAACTCCGTCCTCTATGCGTATTTCCTTGTAGGTATATACGCCGACATATTTTTCATTTCGGAACATTGACTTAAAGGAGTTTTTGTTGAATTTTGCTCCTTTGGCGGTACGATAACCTTGGTTATTAAACTTCTCGCAAATCTCGGCTACGGTTGCCCCATTTGCGTAAAGGTCAAACGCTTCTCGAACAATCTGTGCATTAGGCTCGTCTATAACGAGCTTCTTTTCTACTATCTTATACCCCAACGGAATGTGACCGCCGATACTATGACATTTATAAGCGGATTCTCTCATACCTCGACTTATCTTTTGAGACAATTCCTTAGAATAGAACTCTGCCATACCTTCGAGAACTGCTTCAAGGATAACGCCCTCCGGGTTGTCGGAAATGTTCTCCGTGGCAGATATGACCTTTATACCATTCTTTTTCAGTCGAGCCTTATAGGTAGCAGAATCATACCTGTTTCGGGCAAAGCGGTCGAGTTTATAGACAACGACACCTTGCCACATTTGCTTATCGCTGTCTTTAATCATCCTATTGAACTCTGCACGCTTTTCTGTGTCCTTGAAAGCCGATGTAGCACGGTCAACATACTTACCCACTACATTGTACCCTGACCGCTTACAAAACTCCATACAAACCCTCTGCTGCCCCTCTATGGACTGTTCTGTTTGACGGTCACTACTGTACCTCATATAAAGCACTACATCCATTATTCTAACTCCTTTAATCGCCTATAAATACATACCGCTTCATACGGGATAATCTTCCCGCAATCAGCCAACAACACTCTCAACTGATGTTGTAGGCTTTTTTTCTATCTCGTCATGGATGTTCATAACTGCTTGAATTATTCTCAATCTTCCCTCTTCGCTTGTCGATCTGAACATAGCGAGGAGGGTTTTTTCTTGTTCTGAGATAGAGTTATTATTTGCTTCTAAGATCAAGTCAGCTCTATTAATTAGAACTTCATTTTGATTTTCAATTCCGAGGAGATAGTCAACCGATACCCCAAAATATGTAGCGATACGAACTAATGCGTCCGCTTTGGGTGATGATCCCTTTTTCCAACCCGAAATTGCGGGAGACGAAACGCCCGTCATTTCGATAATCTCGTCAGATTGGGGGCGTAAACCTTTATCCTTGCAAAGCGTTTCAAACCGTTCATAGAATGTCATGATGATACCTCCGAAATAAGTATACTTAGATTTTTTACAAAATTTTCTTAGAAATCTTTGAAAAACCTCTTGACAATCTAAGTTGGCTTAGATATAATATAAACAACAGGTTGTTCAAAAAAGGTGCAAGAAACCTCCCTGAGTATAATCTTACACTCAGAGTCTCTAATGCTATGTAATCGTGACGGACTTATTATAGCATAAGAGAACGCTCTTGTCAACTTGTTTACAGTAACTCAAATCGAGAGGAGGGAAAAAATGTTTAAGGAAGGTCGTAAGATTCGTGTTGCTCTCGCAGAGTGCGGTCTAACACAGGTTTGGCTTATTAACGAACTGCGTAATCGTGGGATCATCACCGACAAAACTGAGATGTCCTCAGTGCTTAGTGGTACTCGCCACGGTTACAAGGCTGACATGATGCTTCAAACCTCGGTTGAAATCCTTGACGAGTACCGAAATGGACACGGAGAAAAGAATGAATAGTTTTTGCCGGGAACTACGGAGACGAGTCCGAAGATACTACGCTGACAGGGAGCATCGTAAGGAATTTGAGGAATGGTATCTCCAAAAGTACGGCAGACCCTACCAATGGAAGAAAGGAAGTGAAATTCGTTGCAACGAAAACGAACAAGAAAGAGGTGGATAAGAAAACACGCCGGATATTTAGTGTTAGGAGGAATAATCGTTTTCAGTTTTCTCTTAGGACTATTGGTCGGCGCACTCACATTCAACTCAAAGGCGATTGACATTGCAGACGGGACAAGGATGACCGCTGTGCCACAGACAGTTAGCCCGACAACAGAAGGTATATCTTCGTCTGTTTCTGTAATGTGTAAACCCGAAGAAAGTTCAGAGCCAACGGTTAGATACTTCGATGTTCCGCTTTCAAAAGAATTGCAAGACTATATCTTCTCCGTGTGTAATACATACGATGTTCCTTGCGAACTCGTTTATGGAATGATCGAAGTCGAAAGCGGTTTCCGTGCAGATGTTATTAGCGCAACAGACGATTACGGACTGATGCAGATCAATATCTGTAATCACGAATGGCTCTGTGAGGAACTTGATATTGTCAATCTTCTTGACCCGAAACAAAACATTCTTGCAGGAGTTTATATCATTTCCTCTCATCTTGAAGCCACAGACGGAGACATCTCTTTGGCTCTTATGCGATACAACTGTGGGGCAACGGGAGCAAAAAGGCTGTGGGAACAGGGTGTCTATTCGACCTCATATACCGAAAAGGTAATAACGGCTTATGAGAACTACAAAAAATAAAGCCGCCCGTGAACTCGCACTTCACAAAGCGGCAAAGGTAAAACCTCAACTTTATTATAGCAAAAGAAAGGAAGAAAGTCAATGGAAGTGAAATGCCTGTGTTGGAATTGCGGAAAAGAAATCCTCTCGGCAGAGCCGATACACGAAGTGGAAGAAGAACTTTGGTGTGAAAACTGCTACACTTCCTGTTTCAATGACAAGCCGGACTACAACTATGATGAAGAATCCATGTAAAGACTGTCCCGACCGTTACCCCGGCTGCCACTCAAAATGTGAACGGTACAAGTCGTGGAAAAAGGAATGGGACGAGCTTAAAGAAAAAGAGCGTATCTATAACGATATGCACAGAATTAGGAGGAAATTTTAATGTCTAAATTTAACAACGAAGCCCTTAATCCGGGTGAACACTTTATCTATAACGGAATCGAATTTATCTGCCTTGATATTATCGGCGGCAACTATCTCGCAATGACTGCTAAGCCCTATACAGAAATCCCGTTTGATACTGACGGAAAGAACGATTGGCGTAAATCCTCATTGCGCCGTGTTCTGAACAATGACTTCCTTGACCTTCTCGACAGGAGACACCTTATTAAGCAGACCTCTGACCTGATTGCAGATAACGGAGATAAGGCGTATGGCACGAGCGAGGACTATGTAACGATTCTCTCTTGCGATCAGTACCGTAAGTATCGTGAAATTGTCCCTCTTTTCGAGGAATGGATGTGGACACTTACTCCGTGGACTTGCAACCCCTCGAGTTCGTACGGTGTGCGCTTTGTCTATACGACAGGCGTTGTCAGCATCAGCCTTGCGTACAACAGTCTCGGGGTTGCCCCGGCTTGTCTTTTCTCATCCGAGAATCTGAAATTGCGCCGTCAGGCGCATCTCGTAGGGGCTGACGAAGATGACGAATAAGAAACTTGGTAACGATTTTGAAAAGGAGTTGTGCGAAATGCTCTCCGAACAGGGCTACTGGTGCCACAATTTCGCTCAAAATCAGGACGGTCAACCCGCCGACATCATTGCGGTTAAAAACAAGAGAGCGTATTTGATCGACTGCAAAGTATGCTCGACCCGCAAAGGCTTTGACCTATCTCGTATGGAGGAAAATCAAGACCTTTCGATGGAGTTGTGGCGGGATTGCTACAACGGAGAAGGTTGGTTTGCTCTAAAACTCGAAAACCGTATCTACATGATACCGCATATTACGGTAAAAGCCTATCGCAATGCACAATCGGCGATGTTACCGAAAGACATTTTCGAGTGTGGAAAACCACTTGATAAATGGATCAAATTATGCAGATAACAGTAGGCAGCACCATAACAGTCGAACAACCATCCTCAGAGTTGGTACAGTGGTGCGAAAAAAACTTAGTTATCAGCAATCCCGACTATGCGAAAAAACTCCGTATGCACTTTTGGCTCGGTAACACGCCCAAAGAGTTATGTCTATACGAAAGCCACGGAGACAGCCTTATTTTGCCGTTTGGAGTGCTTAGAGACATCTTGCCGTATGTTTCCTCGGCAAAGGTTTTTCGTGCCTTTACGGGGCGCACAGGGGTCAATTATGAGTGTTCCGTGCCGCTTTACGACTATCAGCAAACGGCGGTTGAGGTACTGAGGGAACAACGCTACGGTATCTTGCAGAGTCCGGCAGGAAGCGGCAAAACGCAAATGGGTATCGCTCTAATGGCTGAACTTGGTCTTAAAACTCTTTGGCTCACCCACACATTGGACTTGCTTAATCAAAGCAAGCGCAGAGCTGAACTGTACATGAGTTCCGACCTCATTGGTACGATTACCGAGGGCAAGGTTAATATCGGCAGCGGAGTCACCTTTGCGACCGTGCAAACAATGTGTCGTTTGGACTTGGAGAAATACCGTGATGTTTGGGATGTTGTCATTGTAGATGAGTGCCACCGATGTTCAGGAACGCCGACTGCTATGACACAATTTTATAAAGTCCTTAACAATCTTGCCGCAAGGTACAAATACGGACTTTCCGCAACGGTGCATAGATCGGACGGAACGATTAAGGCAACCTACGCCCTGCTCGGTCAGGTGGTTTACACCGTGCCGGAAGAAGCCGTTGCCGATAGAGTAATGAAAGTCGGCATTAAAGAGTGCCACACGGGAACAAAACTCTCTCGTGAATGTCTGAATACGGACGGTACTCTTAATTACGCCAAACTCATTACATACCTCTGTGAGAACTCTGTCCGAAATCATTACATTAGTGCCGAAATAGTAGCCAATGCAGAACACCCGTCCCTTATCCTATCGGACAGGCTCAAACATCTCGAATTGCTTATGGTTGCTCTCCCTCGCTCTATGCGTGAACAAGCGGTGATGATTAACGGAAAGATGACCTCGAAGAAAGGTAAAGCAGAACGGGAAAAAGCCATTGAGGATATGCGGCAGGGCAAGAAAAAGTACCTGTTCGCTACCTACTCTCTTTGCAAAGAGGGTTTGGACATTCCGTGTTTGGAACGCTTGTATATGACTACCCCGCAGAAAGACTATGCGGTAGTCACACAAAGCATTGGGCGTATCGCCCGTGTCTCTGAGGGCAAGAAAGACCCTATCTGCTATGACTTCATAGATGATGCAGGGTATCTCGTCAAAGCGTTCAAAAAAAGGTGTGCAACCTATCGGAAGAACGGTTGCTACTTCGTTGAGGAGGTGCAAAATGCTGACCCTCGGTAGTTTATTTGACGGAGCAGGAACATTCCCGTTTGCTGCCCAACAATGCGGAGTTAAAGCAGTATGGGCAAGTGAAATCGAGTCGTTCCCCGTTGAAGTAACAAAGAAACGCTTCCCCGAAATGAAACATCTCGGAGACATAACCAAAGTAGACGGTGCCGAGATTGAGCCTGTCGATATTGTGACTTTCGGCTCACCGTGTCAAGACCTCTCGGTTGCAGGAAAGAGAGCCGGGCTTGACGGAGAGCGTTCAGGCTTATTCATGGAAGCAGTAAGAATCATTAAAGAAATGAGGTGTAAGACCAATGGAAGATACCCCTCAATCGCAATATGGGAAAATGTTCCTGGTGCATTTAGTTCCAATAAGGGAGAGGATTTCAGAACAGTCCTCGAAGAACTCTGCAAAATTAAAAGAAGTGACACCCTTATTCCTAAACCTCCGAAACGGGGGGGTAGGAACGCATGGAACGATGCAGGACTTATCGTGGGAGACGGGTTTTCAATCGCTTGGCGAGTCCTCGATGCACAGTTTTGGGGCGTACCCCAACGCCGTAGAAGAATCTTCCTTGTGGCAGATTTTAGAGGACAATGTGCCGAAAAAATACTCTTTGAGCGAGAAGGCTTGTCGAGGAGTTTTGCGGAGAGCAGAAAGGCGTGGAAAGGAATTACACATTCTCTTGCTTGCGGCTCTGATGCAAAAGTGTGGGATGCCCGTGGAAATGGTGACGGTAGAACTTGTTCCACAATCACAGGAGACCACGAAAACAGAATAACAGATTATACAAACCTCCTCATCACAGGTATAGATTGCTTTAATCAAACAGAGACGGGCGATAAGGCAATGACGATCTGTTCGGGCAAAGATTATACCCACCTTCCAGTTGTATTTAATATTCTTCAAGACCCTGTTCCGAACAATAAAATTTCACCGTGTTTGTCAACAGGAAATCCCCGAACGGGACAGGGATGTTTAGCCGTAGCAATCTACGGTAAGGGTACTCGCCCGCATAGCAAGGAAGAAGCGCAAAAGTGGGAGGAAGCAGTTATTGCCAACTGCCTGAATGTCAATGACATAGGAGAATCCCGTGCGAACGAGATAGTCGTTATGGCAACACAACAGGGAGGTGCAGAAATAGGAATAGACCTATGCCCTACCATTACGGCAGCGGCAGGAATGAGCGGAAACAATCAGCCTGTTGTCTGTTATGCGCTCGACCGTTCCTCGTTTAATCAGGGTATTAACGCCCAATATGACATCGGGATTGATGATAGCGGTATAGCCCAAACGCTTGTGGCAAAAGGACCGGGTGCGGTTTGTTCCATAGTTTGTCTTGGAAAAGTCGAAGTTGACTTGCGCCGCCTGACTCCAACCGAGTGCGGCAGACTACAAGGTATGCCGGATTGGTGGTGCGAGGATGTTCCCCACTCGGATAGCGCAGAGTACAAAATGTGGGGCAACGGAATGGCTCTTCCCTGTGTTCTCTATGTTATGGAGAATGTCGTATCCGTCTTGTCGTTAAGATTGCTTGATTCCCTGTTGGAGGTGAGCGAATGATACACATTTTCGACTACGAGGTTTTTGCTTTCGATTGGGTACTCGTTGCAAAGGAAGCCGGTACGGATAATTACACGATTGTCCATAACGACAACGATGCGGCAAAGGCGTTTATGGAAGAATGCGAGCCTGTGCTTGGAGGTTTCAACAATAAGCACTACGACCAGTTCATTCACAAAGCCGTACTTGCAGATGCATCCCCACAGGAAGTAAAGAAACTCAACGATTTCATAATCGCAGAGGGGCGTAACGGTTGGGAGTATCCGTTAATGCGTGAGATAAACATTTACTTCGATCAATTTGACCTTATGGACGATTGTCAAATGGGTTTGTCCCTTAAAGCAATCGAAGCCCACCTCGGTATGGATATTCGAGAAACGACCGTTGATTTCAACATTGACCGTCCCCTCACCGAAGAAGAATTGCAAGAGGTAATATTCTACTGCAAACACGATGTGGATGCAACCGAAAAGCTCTACTACCTACGGAAGAATTACCTCGACAACAAAATATTCCTCGGAAGAGCAAAGGGCATATCTGACAGCAAGGCAATGTATATGACAAACGCCAAACTGACAGCGGCATATCTCGATGCACACAGGACGGTTGAATACACGGACGAGCGAGAGTATGTATATCCGTCAAACATATTGCGGAGGTACATCCCTGACGATGTGTTCGCTTTCTTCGACCGACTACATGACAAAACCATAAGCGATTACGAGATCTTTTCAAGCAAACTCAATTTCAACATAGGCGATTGTCAATGCACGATTGGTTACGGCGGCATACACGGTGCTATCCCGACTTATCGGGAGAGAGCCACAGAAAACCGCTCTATACGAAACAGGGATGTGGCGAGTTATTACCCTCATTTAATGACACTCGACCATTACTGTTCCCGTAACATACCGAATCCACAGGTTTACGCCGATATGTTGGAACAACGCATACAGGCAAAACGGTCGGGAGATAAAGCAAAGGCAAACGCTCTGAAACTCGTTGCTAATACCACATACGGCGGGATGCTCAACCAGTACAACGAACTGTACGACCCGCTTATGGGACGGTCGGTGTGCATAACCGGGCAGTTGCGCTTGTTGGAATTGGCTAATCATCTTGTGGCTGAGTGTGAGACTTTGAAAATCGTACAGTTGAACACAGACGGCATCATGGTCTCTCTCGACAACTGCGACCTTGAAATCTACAACGCCATTTGTCAGGAATGGCAGGACAGAACGGGGTTTGAGTTGGAGGAAGATTGTATCGCCGAAATCGTGCAAAAGGATGTTAATAACTACATCGAAATTGCCATTGACGGTAGCACTAAGATCAAAGGCGGTCAGTTGGTACGAGGTATCGCTCCGGCAGGAGCGTTCAACATCAACAATAATGCGACTATCGTTGCCAAAGCCTTACTCGACTATTTCGCAAAGGGCGTTCCCGTGAAAGACACAATTAACGGCTGCAATGATCTCCTATCATTCCAACTTGTGGCGAAAGCATCGAGTAAATATACTGCCGCCTATCATGTTGTGGACGGTGAGAAAGTTCAAGTACAGAAGTGTAACCGTGTTTATGCGGCAAAAGACAGAAAGTACGGAACTCTCCTCAAACGCCATGCGGAGAAAGGTAACGATGTCAAAATCGGAGGATTGCCGGAACACTGCATTATCGACAATAACAATGAGCAAAGCATCGACTGTCTCGATCGAACATGGTACATCAAACTCGCAAGCCGATATATCAACGACTTTCTTGGCATTAAACCTCCGAAAAAGAACACTCGTAAGATAAACGCTCTTGCGAAAAAGGCACTTAAAATCTTGGAGGAGGTGAGTTGATGAAAGATTGGACAGGCAATAGCCGTTCCGCTCATGCCACCCTCGGTGCAAGAAACTACGCATTGGAGGAACGAGAAACGAATGACTATTATGCGACAGAGCCAAAAGCCCTTGAACTTCTTTTGAAGGAAGAAGAGTTCTCCGAAAACATTTGGGAATGTGCTTGCGGAGAGGGACACTTATCGAAGGTGTTAAAAAATCACGGACACAAGGTTTTTTCGACAGACCTGATAGACCGGGGCTATGGCTTAGGAGGTATAGACTTCCTGCAATGGGACAGCCCGTATGACGGGGATATAATCACAAACCCTCCGTACAGATACGCCTTAGAGTTCGTTGAAAAGGCTCTCGAAGTTGTCACAGACGGTCACAAAGTCGCAATGTTCCTCAAACTGCAATTTCTCGAAGGTAAAGCAAGAAGAGCGTTCTTTGAGAAAGCCCCCCCCCGAAAGGTCTATGTATCTTCAAGCCGATTGTGCTGCGCTATGAACGGAGACTTCGACAAATACTCAAAGTCAAACGCAGTTACATACGCTTGGTTTATATGGGAAAAGGGCAATACGGAAGCCCCTATTATCAAATGGTTTAATTAAATTGTAAAGGAGATATTCATCATGCCTACAAAGAAACCCGCAACAAACGAACAGACCGCCATTGACACAACTGGAATGAATGTGTGGTCTAAGCTCCTCGCCGTGCGTAACGAATTTTACGCCGCAGGAGCGAAGAAAACAGGAAGAAATCTTCATGCCGAATTTATGTATTTCGAGCTGAGTGACATTGTTCCTGTTGCCGCCCCGATTTTCGCAAAATACAATCTGCTCCTTATGCCTACTTTTGAAAACGGCAACGCCGAAGCGGTTGTAATCAATACTGAAAAGCCGGACGAGCGTATCAATTTCTCAATCCCGTTGCAGTTTATCGCAGAGCCGGGAAAATTCCGTATGAACGAGGTACAGGGTGTTGGAGCGGCAGTAACCTACTATCGCCGTTATCTGTATATGATCGTCCTCGACCTCGTGGAAGCCGACAGTTTTGACGGCGAAAGCAACACCACGGAAGCGGAAGATGCCCCCGCTCCCGCACCTAAGAAGAAACCCGCTACAACTGAGCAGCGACAGGAAATCAAAAAGACCCTTACGAACTCTGACGGCGAAGCAGATGACTTGCAGAAGTCGGCATTGAAAGCGGCATTGAAAAAACTGAAAGAAATCGACCCCTCAAAAGAAGAGTTCATTCAGAAAATCGCTATCAAGACCGAAAAGTTCACCTCGATTAAGAAAGCCGCCTGTGAGCAGTTGATTCTTACAGTCAACGAAATGATCGAGAACTACGGCATTGAGGAGGAATAATCATGGAATGGCTTGATACAAAACAGTTAAAAATCGTACCCCCGAAAAAGCCGAAGAAAATCACAGGTACTCGCTTCGCTGCCATTATGGGTAAGAACACATGGAATACACCGTTCAAGACTTGGTGTGAAATCACCCGTACCTACGAAGAGCCTTTTGAGGACACTGTATACACCATAGCGGGTAAAACCATTGAGCCAAAACAGGCAGAGTATATGCGCCGTGCGTATTTTATGACCGGGTTGAAAACCCCGACGGACATTTTCGGCGAGAACTACTTCAAACGCACCTTTGGTGACTTCTTCAAGGACGAGCCTATCTTTGGCGGTATGTGGGACTATCTGCTCTACGATGAAAGCGGGAAGCCTACCACCGTGCTTGAAATGAAAACAACCAAACGCTCTGAGGATTGGGAGAACGATATTCCCGAATACTACGCTTTACAGGCGGCGCTTTATGCCTATCTGCTCGGCGTTGACTCTGTAATGATGGTCGCATCGTTCCTTGAAGATAAGGACTATAAAGCCCCCGAAGCCTTTGTGCCGTCCTCGGAGAACACTATCGTAATCCCGTTTAAGGTCAGCGAGAGATACCCTGATTTCGGTAAACTCATTAAAAAAGCCGAAAAGTGGTGGAAGTCTTGCGTTGAGGGCGGTGTTTCCCCCGCCTTTGACGAGAAGAAAGATGCCGACATCCTAAAAGTCCTCCGCACGAACACCCTTAACCCGGAAACAGACATTGAGAGTGTAATGGAAGAAGCCGAAGCCTTGCAGGAGGAAATTGAGCGGGCATCTGCCACGGTTGCCGACAAAGAAAAGCGGCTCAAAACGCTCAAAGACATTATCAAGGAACAGGCTATGAAGTCGTTCCGGGACGGCGATAAGAGCGTAGCTTTGAAAAGCAAGCGTTATGTATGGGCAGTTTCTCGTACTGAGAGAAAGGACATTGACAAAGATGCCCTGAAAGCGGACGGACTGCTTGATAAGTATAACACGAAGTCCGTAGTAACTTATAGGCTTACAAACAAGCCCGTTGAGGAGGAATGACAATGTACATCAATCCATTTGTAGCGGGAGTTCTCGCCACGCTCTTTGCAGAGGTCGTAATCATCCTCGGAGCGGCAATTTATTACACAATCAAAAAGAATAACGGAGGTAAAAGATAATGGGAAAAATCGCATTGAGTGAGGGATATACGGTCATCCCCGAAGGAACGCACATTTTCAAGATCGTAGAGGTCAACTACAAGGAAGCCTACGGCAAACTCGAAATCAAAATGAAAACTGCGAAAGGGCAAACGCATATTGAGCGTTTCTCTCTCATCAAGCAGGACGGCTCTTCCAATGAAGGTGCATTGAACGCTTTCTCCTACTTTGCAAGAACTGCATTGCAGGACTATACGGCACAGGACATTGACCCCGAAGAGCTTGTCGGTTTCTTCATCGAGTGTGATGTTGAACACGACATACAGCCCTCGAACAAAAATCCGAACAAGAATGTTACCTTTGTTCGCCTGACCGACAAACGCCCCGCCGATGGGTACACGGAGGAAGAGGTAATCACTCCTGCCCCCGCTCCTAAGAAAGCAGCAACCGCTACTACCGCAAAGAAAACCGAAGTAAAGTCCGGGGACATCGACCTCGATGAACTGCTCGGATAAGTAAAAGGTAAGCGAGTGGCGGTCTCAGTACCGCCCTCGCTATTACCTGTATGGAGGTAGAAAAAATGGACACAGCGAAAGACGATAAAGGTAAACTCAAACTTTCCCTCGTCCCCGGACAGGTCATTCGTGACATTGCGTTGGTACGGGAGTATGGGTGTGAAAAATATCACGACCCCGAAAATTGGAGAAAGGTTGAACTCAGACGATACATTGATGCGTTCTATCGGCATTGGGTATCGTTCGTGGAGGACAACAACTCCGTGGACGAAGAAAGCGGCATACCTCACTACAAGCATTGCGCTTGCAATATGGCGTTTATATGCGAGTTAATGAGAGCCGGAAAGGACGGAAACAATGAGAGACTTTAAGGATAGGCTTGCGCTCTTTGAGAGCATTATGCGTGGAAATATCCCCGTGAGGGACTATGACACTTTGCTCAAATGGTGTGTGGAAAACGAGTTTTTCTCGCAACCCGCATCCACCAAATATCACGGTAACTACCCCGGAGGTTTGTTCGACCACTCCTACAATGTGGCAGAAGCTCTTTGCGTTCTCACACAAAGGAACGGGTTGGAATGGGAACGCCCCGATAGCCCGTACATAATCGGAATGTTTCACGATATTTGTAAGACCGATAACTATATGCGAGATGCCCACGGGATATACGAATACAATACTGAAACTCTGCTCAAAGGTCACGGAGATAAATCGGTAATGATCCTTGCTTCCCTTACCACTCTCACGGAAGAAGAAGTTATGTGTATTCGTTATCACATGGGAGCGTTCACGGACAAAGAGGAGTGGAACAACTACACACGAGCAATTCGCAAATACCCCAATGTACTCTGGACACACCACGCTGATATGATTGCGGCGCACATTATCGAAAGGTAGAAAGGAACGGCTATGCGATACGATACTATCCCTACTGAATTAACAGAGCTTCCTCAATGGGTTTGCGCTTGGAAAAATTCAAAAATACCTATGCAAGCCAAAGTCAAAAAGGGCGCATCCTCCGTTAGCCCCGATACTTGGTCTACATACGAGGAAGCGAAAGCCGCCGTAAAGCAAGGTGCGTATGATTATCTCGGTTTTGTCTTTAATAATAACGGCATTATCGGAATCGATGTGGATTGCGGTTATGACGAGGACGGCTTTCTCTCGGAGGTCAGCGTTGACATTATGAGGGCTTGCCGCTCCTATACGGAGCAGTCCCGAAGCGGCAGAGGTATTCACATATACCTCAAAGGAGAACTGCCTTTTAAGGGAAAAAACAATCGTGCGGGAGTAGAGATTTATCGCAGTAGCCGCTTCTTCATCGTTACGGGTGAAAAACTGATTTACGACCACATAATCGAGAATCAGGAAGCGATTGATTATGTTGTAAAAAAGTATTTCCCCGAAGCGGAAAAAGAAAACACAGGCACCGGCTTAACAAATCGTATTTACTCACCGTGCTACTCAAAGCTGGAGAAAGGTAAAATTTCTATTCAACCCACATACCCGCCCATACCGCAAGGTATG